TCTCCTTCTGCTTTTACTCTAGCTGCTTCCTCTGCTACTCTTACGTTTCTAGCTGCTGCTTCTGCTTCTCTTGCTTTTGTAGCAGCTTGATCAGCATCACTTAGATTTCTTAGGTTTCTAGCTGCTAACTCTGCTTCTCTTGCTTTTGTAGCTGCTTCTTCTGCTTTGACTCTAGCTGATTGCTCTAATTCTTTTGCTTTGGTAGCTGATTGCTCTGCTTCTCTTGCTTTTGTAGCTGCTTGATCCGCATCACTTGGATTTACTATATTTCTAGCTGCTTCTCTAGCATTTATAACTGCTTCTTCTGCTTTCACTCTAGCTGCTTCTTGTGCTACTCTTTCTCTTATAGCTGATTGCTCTGCTTCTCTTGCTTTTGTAGCTGCTTGATCCGCATCACTTAGATTTCTAAGGTTTCTAGCTGTTTGCTCTGCTTCTCTTGCTTTTGTAGCTGCTTCTTCTGCTTTGACTCTAGCTGATTGCTCTAATTCTTTTGCTTTTGTAGCTGCTGCTTCTGCGTCTCTTGCTTTTATAGCTGCTTGATCCGCATCACTTGGATTTACTATATTTTTAGCTGCTTCTCTAGCATTTATAACTGCTTCTTCTGCTTTTATTCTAGCTGATTCTTGTGCTACTCTTTCTCTTGTAGCTGATAGCTCTGCTTCTCTTGCTTTTATAGCTGCTTGATCCGCATCACTTAGATTTCTTAGGTTTCTAGCTGTTTGCTCTGCTTCTCTTGCTTTTACAGATGCTTCTTCAGCTTTGACTCTAGCTGATTGCTCTGATTCTCTTGCTTTTGTAGCTGATTGCTCTGCTTCTCTTGTTTTTATAGCTGCTTGATCCGCATCACTTGGATTTCTTAAGTTTTTAGCTGCTTCTCTAGCATTTATAACTGCTTCTTCTGCTTTCACTCTAGCTGCTTCTTGTGCTACTCTTTCTCTTATAGCTGATTGTTCTGCTTCTCTTGCTTTTGTAGCTGCTTGATCCGCATCACTTAGATTTCTTAGGTTTTTAGCTGCTTGCTCTGCATTAAAAACAGCAATATTTTCTTTTACTTCATTAGAAATTCTACTTCTTTCTCTTAATAACTGATCAGCATTATTTTTAGCTTGTTCACTTTTTACTCTAACATCCTCAGAAATTAGAGGAGGATTATTACTATTTGTATCCTCTAATGCTTTATTAACAAGAAGATTTTCTTTTACTTGATTGAGGGTTCCTTTTCTTTCTTCTTCTTTTATCCTATAAGCATCACTTTTAGCTTGTTCTCCTGTTATTTTAACATCTTCTGCCCTTTGAAGAAGTGGCAATATTTTTAAAGAATCATCTCTTGCTTTATTTGATTTAGCTAATTCACTTTCACGTATAGATTCGTATGAACTTCTTTCTATTCTTTCTTTTGTAAGTAGATTTCTTGAATTTAATTCAGCAATTTTAGCAGGAAAACTTCCAGTATCAAAATCAAGATGTTTTTCTGGGAGAGCCACATTTGATTTATTAACGGCATCATTTACATTATTTTTTAGTTTATTTTCTTTTATCATATTTTGATTTTCATTTATTTGAAAAAGTCCTGTTTTTTCTTGTGTATCTTTTGCTCTTATCTTAGCAAAATCCCCAGTAGAATCAGTTGGTAAATTACGCACACTCGCTGGGAAAACAGTATTAATTGCAGAAAAAAAACGATCTTTTAAAGACTGTATACGTCCTTGTAATTCATTTAATTTTGTTTGAGCACTTGCAGCATTTAAATTTTTTCTTCTTTCTATTTCTGCGTCTGCTTCAGCACGAGCATCTTTTTCTGCGTTATCCTTTAGAGTTAGAATATCCGTCCTAGCTTCTTGAATAATTTGATCTTTTGGTGTTGATGCAAGAGTTTCTTTTTTAAGTTTAAAAAGGTTAGCAAAATTATCCAAAAAAGATGTTTTTGTAGTAATTGATATTGCTTTTTCTTTTGCTTTTCTTTCAGCAGCAAGTTTATCTGTTGCTACTTTTACTTTTTGTGCTACTTTTTGTTTAGCAAGATCAGTTTTTAGTTGTTCTTGTAAACTTTTTACGGTTGATTGTGGTTTTCTTAAAGTGGTAAATTGAGGTGTTTCTCGTTCTTTTTTTAAAGTTGCAACACTTGTTGGTTTATCTTTTTTTCCAAGTTTTACTTTTTCTTCTTTTACCTTTACCCGTTCAGGCATCTACAGATTGAATATATATATATTTCTTATCTCGGACGACTTGTCCAAGTTTGGTCGCAATTTGCACACAAATAAGCAAATTTCATATCATTATAATCGGTTTTCAAGTAAAATACTTTCTTTTCTAGGCCTTTTATGTTAGAATCACATTTTGAGTTAGGGCATTTCAAATCTCGCTTATATGGTAATGTAGGTTCTTGCCGGGTAAATTCATTGATTAAAATCTCATGTGATTTTGATACTTTCTCATTAATAAATGTTTCATGAATTAAACCACCAGTATCTTCTTCTTTATAACCACATTCCCTACAGGTTCTTTGTAATTTATCATCTTCAACAAGAGCAGTTAAAGCATATTTACAAATAGGGCACATCTTGAAATAACTCATTTTATATTCTTATAATTAATTTTATAAAAAAATAAAAACAATTTTATTATTTTTTTACACAAAAATTTTTTTTACACACAAAAATTTTTAGCCATACTTTTCCATCTTGTTGATCCTGACATTGCGTAGGGTAGAACTGTATACAAAGTCTCTTGCTCTTCAGCCTTTTTAATAACTTTTTCAATCAATAATTTTTTATTATTTTTTAAAATACTCTGAAATTCATCATCCTCTATTTTTTTATAGGAATCATATACTCTAAAAAATAATTGTATTAAATTATGTTCTATGAATTCACTATATTGTAAACATTTTGGTAACATTTCATTTGCTTTCTCATAAATTGGTTCATGCTGTAAAGGATTTCTTGTTAATAAAGAATATAAACTTAGAAGAACACTCGATAAATTTAATGAGGATGCCCATTTTGGTCCAGAATAGGTGCCCAAAATAGACAAGCAAACTTTACCCTCTACATAGAAATTTGGATGAAATCTTGTATATCCATCATTGGTTAAATAAGTTACCTTTGGTGGAATAAATGGATAATCAGATGGAAATTCAAATGAAAATTCAAGAGGTATATATTCGTATGGGGTGTTCACAGGTCCAAACAGTATTGCTTTACCCTTACTCATATTTACTTCTTCGGGGAAATAGAATATTCCTACATTTCTTAGTTCTTGTGCTTGACCAATTTCTTTTGGTAAGCGTTTTATCATATCTATATTTTTAGATACCCCTTTATACCCAAAAAATGAGTAAAATTGACTTGGATTTTTTAGGATCAAAGTTTAGATAAAATGAGTTCAGTGCCATATGAACTCTATGAAAAGCACCCTTTGTCAAAATTTATGAGAGAACGAAAAACTCTTACAAAAGATGTATCTTTCACTGGAATGTCTGGTGGAAAATGGTTTATTGAAGAAAAAGATAGCAAATTATTTTATGATTTACTCCACGATTATTTATTTGTAAAAAAAGGACGTGCTCTAAATATTGTAGAGCAACCTAGGTTAAATGAATCAAAACCTCTTATGATAGACTTAGATTTCCAATACTCTTCTGAAAATAATATGATGAGAACATTTAAAGAAGCACACGTTCTAACATTTTGTAAATATATTGGTAACAGTATTAAAAAGTTCTTTGAAACATCCAACAATGAACTTCGGTTCTTTGTTACAATGCGAGAAGGTCCTTACAAAGAGACTAGTAAACCTTACCATAAAGATGGAATTCATATCTTATGTCCAGATATTACTCTCGTAAATGATAAACAAAAAGTTATTCGTAACTATATTCTTAAAAATAATTATTTAAATGATGCTTTTGAAGGGACTGGGTATAACAATATTGATACAAAAGTTTATGATGAAGCAATGACACGTAAACAAGGTTGGTTCCCATATGGCGAATCCAAAGCAAATGTTGTTCCTTACCTCTTAAACTATGTATTTACATTTAACGTAGATGAAAATACATGGAGAAATGATAGTATCACTGATTATTCTACTCGTGATCTTTTAGAGTTATTAAGTATTCGTTATAATATCGCACCAGATTCAAATACAGTAAAAGAAGAATTAGAAGATGAATATTTTCTAGCACTAAACGAAAAAGCTGTTACAAAAGAACAAAATACTTCTATAGTTCCAACAAATATTGTTCAACCTACAGTGCTAACAGAAGAAGATGTTAAAAATATCATTATGAATACTCCTCAACAAGATGAAAAGGATTTTATTCGTCGTTTAGTTTTAGAATGTTTGAGCAAGAAACGAGCTGATTCTTATGAAGATTGGATGAGATTAGGTTGGGTGCTTCATAATATTCAAAATTCTGATGAAATGTTTGATTTATGGATGGAATTTAGTAGATATTCTTCCAAATTTAAGGAGAATGATATAAGACAGTTACATCGTAACTTTCAACGTATGAGAGATTTTGGAGATGGTCCTAGATTAACAGAACGTAGTCTACAAAAATGGGCAAAAGAAGATAATCCTGAAGGATACAAAATAGTGATTGATAGTTTTATCTTTGAATATATTCGTCAGCAAGTAGAGGGAACACATTATCATATCACACAACTGATGAAAAAACTGTATAAGAACAATTATGTTGCTTCTGTAAATAATAAAAATACTGATTGGTATTGGTATGATGATATAAAAAATATGTGGAAACATTTGAATCAAGGTGTTCAATTAAAGAATAAGATTAGCACAGAAGTAACTTCTTATATTATCAGGGTTCAAGAAGAATATAGTCGTCAAGGTTTTCTTTCTTCTAAGAAAGATGAAAAAGAAGCAATTGCTGAAAAGATTAAAAAGTTTCTTAAGATTCAAATGAATTTATATACAAATGGTTTTGTAGAATCCACTATGAAAATGGCAGAAGGTGTTTTCCGTGATGAGGATTTTACAAACAAATTAAATTCAAATGGTAACTTGTTCTCTTGTAACAATGGTGTATTAGAACTTCGTGTAGTAAGTGAAACAGATCCAACACCTCGTGTTATCTTCCGTCCTGGTATTCCAGAAGATTATTTGAGTTTTCTTGCTGGTTATAATTTCAACGAAATGCCAGCCATTGATTACAAACCATATGATCCAACCAATCCTATATACGAGGAAATCTTTGATTTCTTCAATAAAATCTTCCCTGACAGAGCATTGCGTGATTATGTTTTACGAGTATTATCAAGCTGTTTGGAGGGAACAAATAGGGAACAGTGTTATTATACTTGGATTGGTGTAGGTAGTAATGGTAAATCCAAACTTGTAGAATTGATGCGTTATACGTTTGGTGATTATCAAACATCTTTACAATCTACTGTTCTTACTCGTAAAAGACCCGAATCTGGTGCAGCAAATCCAGATATTATTGCAATCAAAAATCGTCGTTTCATTTATCTGCAAGAACCAGATTATAGTGAGCCATTGAATACAAGTCGTATGAAGCAATTAAGTGGTGAAGATATGATTGAAGCCCGTAGATTATATGGTGACCAAGAGAAATTTAAGGTAATGGGTAAACTCTTTATGATGTGTAATAAGTTACCCGCTGTAAAAACAATGGATAGAGGCACTTGGAGACGTATTCGTGTAATGCCTTTTGTATCAAAATTCGTAGATGCTACAAATGCCGAGTATATCGCAAAGAAACCAAATGTTTTCCTTATTGACCGTGATATGGATTCTAAACTTCTAAAATGGCGAGAACCTTTCTTATCTTTGTTGGTTCATATTTATACAACGCAATATTTAGTAAATGGTTTGGAACCTATTCCTGAAAGTGTAACAGCAGCAAGTAATTCTTATAAAGAATCAAATGATTCCTTCGCAAGATTTTATGCGGATCGTATTAAGAAAGATGTTAATTCCAAAGCAACATTCAAAGATATTAATGGTGCTTATAAAAACTGGTTAGAAATGTCAACTGGTTCTGCTAGTCGTATCTCATCTCAGGATTTAGAAAATCGCTTGAATGAAGAATTTGGTGAGCCAACAGATAAGAAACATTATATGGGTATTCGTGTATTTAAAAATGAGGAAGAATTGGAGAACTACCTGAGAGAGAATGAAGAAGATTCTTAACCATAGCGCTGGATAACAAAGATAAAACAAGTGTATAATATGAATGTAAGAACTAAATATAAAGAACCATACATAAAAGCATTTTGAACATTCTTAAAAATGTAAATAAGTAATAAGAATGAAAATAATATATATCCACCATATAGTATTGTTAAACACCAATCTTGAAGCGTTAAATCTTTTTTAATACCATTTGTTGATAGTTCTATTTCACGTTCAAGAAATTCACGATTTTTTGTTTCAATCGAATCTTTAATATCTTGTAAAACAACTTGATTCGTTTTCATAGAATCAGAATTTTGTGACATTTGTTTATTAAAAATGTTATTATTTGCTTCACCAAGTTTTATTTGATTGTTTAAATAAATTGCAGTATCTATTAAAATTTTAGTTTGTTCTGTAGATGCCATTTTATCTATTATCTATTTATTTATTAATTAATTTGCCACACATTGATTAACTGATGCTTCATGAAATCCTGCTCCACATGATGATGGTGGAGGAGGTGCTTGAACACCGAATTCTCCTTTCTCTACTCCTGCCGTTATATATCCAGAAGGAGGTATTGTTCCATCACCAAAATTTAATTTTGACCAAACACGTTTATCACGAATATTATTTGTCAATACTATTCTATTGACTAAAATAAATATAACTATAATTGTGAGTAAGACACATACTGGGTATACAAAGAAAGAAGTCACTATACCAACAGATTTCAAATATAATAATACAATTACAATTAATATTGCGATAAACATTAATTGAAATACAAAAATAGTATCAGAACGATTTCTGTAACTATATTCACCAATTTCATTCATACGAGTGTAAAAATTATGTTCATTTTTATCTTCTTGTTCAGTCATTCCTTATTTATTATTTACAAAATAAAGAAATGTTCCAATTCCAATTAAATTTGCCAACCATAAAAATTGAATATATCTTGAAGCATCTTTATTTTTAGCCAATGTATATTCAAAAACATCTCTTTGATTTATATGCTGATATCCTTCTTTGAATTTGTTTTTATAACCTTCTGTGCCTTTTACATATCCGGAAATATCATTCAAATCCATTATTCTAATATCAATTTCTTTAATTTTTTTTAAAGAATCTTCATCGGATAATAAATCAACAGAATTACCTAAGAATTTTTTCATATACTCTTTCTTTTGTTCAATGTAAAATTTATTTTCTTTTTCAATAGCATCCAATAAAGGTTGTTTTGAACCATTAGTTGTAATTAGTCCAGATGCTTTCGCTGATTCAACTATTGTTTTCAAGGATGATTTTAATAAATGACCCGTTGAATCTCTTTGTAAACCTAGAATGGGAATCACTGAATTACCGGGATAACTCAATGATATGTTTGAATAATCAAATGTATTTGTAGGTCTCATATCTACGTCTGTTATTGATGGTGAAGAATCAGATGTTCCTGATGAATATACACCATAATCCATTTGACTTCTTGTAGCAGTTATACTATCATCTTTATCAAATATATATGGGATCTTATCGACTGTTTCATTTCCACTTATATCATATGTTACTCCATACGCAACACCATTCACATATTTTATTCCTCTATTACTACTTGTGCCCGTTGTTCCACAACCTCTAGTATTATTAGTGGTCGATTCTCTGCGACATAATGTATTGATTGATAAATCTGAAACACATTTATTGGATGTTTTACACCAAACACAATTATCATTTGTTTTTTCTATGTTAGGGTTTTCTCTGTCTCTCACAATAGTGCAACTTCTACAATCAGTATACCTAGAACATTCCACACAATCTTCAGCAGTATTTATAGGAGTATCGTTCGGGCAAGATCTGTTAAAATCATTATTATTTACACATTTTCTAGCAGTTTTACAAAATGTACATCCGTATGTATTGCCACAAGTTCCACAATCAGTTATTGTAGAACAATTTACTTGAAATCCTTGAACTGTTTTTACTGATAAAAAGACTGTAAAAACTAATAATAAAAAACCAAACAATAATAATTTTTTAGATATCATTTTCTTTAATCTATTTTTTAACTATATTTAAAATTATTAATACAGCAATAAATGCAATGATTATAAGATTAAAATTATTCACTATGATTGGTGGAAATAAAGCAAGAAATTTAGCAATTAATTCTGGATTATCCCAAGGAGCAGTCATACTTAAATTAAACCCAAGTCCTTTTATAATAATAAAAAAACTTAATACAAAAAAGAATATACCAATGGCAAGAAGAATTATTATTGTTGTTTGTGTTAAAGGACGATTGATTGGAAAAAAACTCTCATAATAACTTTTATCTTTTCCAGGGTTTCGTAGAGTCGCAACTCGTTCTTCCGCAATTTGTAAATCTTCTTGTGCTTGTTTAATTTCTGCTTTTAATGTATTTAATGCAGCACTAGATGTTGCAACAGCGTTGGCTGGATTTGCTCCCGCTTTTGTAGTTAAAGCACTAACAGCATCACTTATTTCTCCAGATTCAGCACCTGTTAAAGTTGTTTTCTCTTTCAAATATTCAAGCCTATTTGCTATTTTTTCACCTGTTTCTGTAGCATAATTTCTTATTGGTTCCGACATCTAATTAAGCAACACAAACTCTATACATAATTTCAACACCGGAAGATGGACTTGGTCTGGTAATCTTAATAATATCACCGGGAACAGCACCAACCAATCTTGCTTGAATATCTTGATGAAAACGGATAAAAGGAAGATTTGAAATACTTTGAATATTTAACAATTTCTTTAAAGCAGCAACTTCTTCGTAAGGAACAATTTCGTGTTTAGGCACAAGAATATGTTCTGAAGGATCATTTACCAAACTATCCGATTGAAAGAATGATATACGTGTTTTAGTATGTAAATATTTTTCAAGAGCAAAAGCATGAAACGCATCTACAGTATTTACAGGCTCTAACAACATAACAATTACTTCTGTATTTTCAGGATCTTTGATAAAATGTTCTGAAGTTTCATCAAGAAAATTTTCTTGGAAGAATTTACCAAGGCTTTGTTTCACACGTTTTAAACGATAGATAACAATACAATTTTTTAAATTATTTGATTCTTTCTTTTGAACCAAATGCATATGAAGTGAATTTTTAATATCGGATTGAATCATTGACTCAATTTCCCAAGGACCAAATTTTTCATATGGTATAACGTCGTATCCTTTTTTATCTAAAATAGATAACAACGTTTTGCGACTACGAAATAAAATATCATAAACTTCAGTGTTCATTTTCCTAATAGTATTCTATATTAGTAGTTTATCAATTTTTTATGTTTTTTACTCTTCCCTGTTTTATTGTCCCTCTTTTACTATATTAATTCTTCCATTGTTAGAAAAAGAGCTGCTATTATCATTTCCACCATCACCTAACTTATTCACTGAAAATGTACTAAATTTATTTATTTTTGATGATGGTGAAGAAGAACCAGATTGTTTAGAACCTCCTTTTAGAATAGAACGAATTGTTGGTAAATCATTATTTGAAAAACCTCCCGCTTCCATTGCTTCAGCACTTGTATCCACTACTAGAGTGGGTGGGGCATTTGGTATTTGTGCTTGAACAATTTGCATTGGCTGTATAGTTGGACTTACAGGCATTAACATATATTGTTGGTTTGTTATTGAACCTCCTTGTTGTAAAGGTTGGTCCTGTATTGTATTTGTTGCCATCATTTTCATTTCAACAGGCGCTTGAGAAACCATCACTGCTACAGGGGGTTGTGATACCATTACAGTTTCACCATCTAATAATTCTGATTTATTAATACCTTGATTTACTTCAATTTCAGGTAAATCTTCTTCTTCTTCATCGAATGGTTCTTTTCCTAACATTTGTTCTTCTTCTTCTGTAATCATTAATTGTTCTTCTTCTTTTACCATTTCTGGTTCCACCAAATCTTTTAGAATTCTTTCAGGTAATTCAGTATTTAATAATTCTTCTATTTCTTCTTCTTTCAATCCTCTAAACTTTGTTTTTCTTATATGAGTCAAATCCTTTGTTGTTAAATATCGTAAATACATATTCATATAAGTGTTCATTTCTTTGTTCAATAATTCAAAAGAATAAGGTAATTCTATTTTACTAAAAGATGTATTTGAACGTTTCATTGTTGGTAATAGTTCTAAATTATTCGCTGTTTCACCTACATACTGTAATGGACCATCGCACATAGAACATATTTTAAAATTATCTCTCGTATTTGTAATAGGAATAGTTCCACAACCATTACATACCATAAATGAGTATCCATCTGCTCGTTTTGTATAAGTTTCTCTAATAAAAGATGAAATACCATGTGCTACTAAACTATCACGTTCCATTTCACCAATACGTAGACCTCCTTGATTACCTCTTCCACCTGTTGGCTGATGTGTTTTCTGTTCTCTTCTTCCTTCTCCTCTTGCGTTCCATTTATCTTCTACCATATGTTTCAGTCTCATTGTATATACATTCCCCATAAATATCGTTGTAGGAATCATTGAACCATTTGTTCCATCATACATTATTTCTTCTCCATATTTATCTAAATTAAATTGTTTTTCTAAGACAGAACCAATAGAGTTTTCTATTCCTCCTGTATTCATAAAAGCCGTTCCATCACCTATTAAACCTGCTAAACAAGCAGCTTTTCCTAACAACGATTCTAAAAGTTGTGCGATTGTCATACGAGATGGAATTGCGTGAGGATTCATCATCATATCAGGAACTATACCATTTGCGGTTCTTGGCATATCAGATGCTCTGACTAGCATTCCAATTGTCCCTTTTTGACCGTGGCGATTGCTATTACCTGTAAATACAATTTTACCATTTCTTCTTACTAAAAATATTTCACTAGGGACACTTATACAATATACTTTACCTGTGAATTTCTCAATAGTTTCTTTTTGCCCATTTTGTTTTTTAGAATGACCATGGTTAATTGTAGGTCTTAATCTTAATTTTCTTATACCAATAATCCATGCATCAGCATTTGCTATAAATTCTTTTCCTTTTTTATTTAATACAGGTGAAACCCATCCTTTTTCATAACGAATTACTGAATATGATGTCCATCCAGCATGTTGTATAAGTTGCTGTATATCATCTTTCAATTGTTTTGATGATGTAAAATATTGTAAAGATGTTTCTGTCTCATGACCATCACCTAAACATAAAGCATTTACTAATTCTCTTGTTTGTTCAAGTGATAAATCAAAAACCCATTTTGGTAAATATTTATTGATAGCACCAACACTTAATTTATCTAAATATTTTGTAATTTCTTTTTCATTTACGTAAAATTTATTACTTTTATCATTATAAGAATAATTCCATTTTAAAATTTCACAAGACTCTTTTAATTTATTATATACTCTTGTTTTATTAGCAGCAAATTCAACTCTACATAAATATTCTTTCTCTTTAATGTAAGTCCATCCTTCTGCTATCCATATTCCAAAGAAATTTAACCATGCTGTTGCTTCTTCCCCTTTATTAAATTTATAATCATTAATAATAATATTATTTTCCAAATTATTAGTTGGAGCATCAGATTGATATCTAACACGTTTACCTACAATATTTTTTGCTTCAGTTAAATTATATAGTTTATCATTTCTACCTTGTATCCACATTCTATGATTCATTGTTGTTCTTAAACTTAATCCTTGAGATTCAACTTCATATAATTCTTCATCATTACAATCAAACATAAATTTCTCATTTGGTTTTACATATTCCATAGTATTATTTTCTTTATTTAACTGAGCAACTTCATCTTCTAATCTTATATCTTTGATTGATATCCAACCTCTTTTCTTAGTAAGAACATCATGATCATCAGTTAAACAAAATTTATCCCCCAGTTCAGGAATACGATCTTCAATCACACGAATTTTTACGAGCGCTAATCCTTTATTATTAATTGTTACAGAAACATCTTCTACAATACCTGATGTCCATACTTGTGCTGTAACAGAATCATCTTTAAATTGTGTCATACCAGTTTGAATATAACGACCTACAAGAACAGTATTTTCATCTACCTTTTCTCCTTTTTTAATAATACCACGTTCATCCAACTTCCTATAATCTAATCCTGGCTTCAAAGATAACCAAGCTGGAACATTCTCTGGATTCGCAATACGTGTTTTAGAACCTACTTTCGTATCATCTTCTTCAAATGCTTCATAACTTCTAAACGTCATATTACGAAACATTCCTCGCTGAAAAGAGTCTGCGTTAAATACGATACCATCTTCTTGGTTATATCCTGTAAAAGCACCTATCGCTAAGATAATATTATGCCCATATCCTATTTGACCATCTGCTACATAATCATAATATAAAGTTCTAACTAGAGGTGCTTCTCCATAACATAATATATGTGTTTGATTATCAAATCTATTCTTATAATTGGTAGAAAACATTGATATTCCTTGTTTTGATTGAGAACAAGATAATTGGTTACGAGGTGATTGATTATGATTTGGAAATGGAATCATTGATGTTAGTAGACCAACCATTGTAGAAGGATGTAATTCAACATGTGTTGATTCTCTTTTTATTTGTTCAGGATACATCGCAATATATGCTTCATTTGATTCATATGGATCAACATATTCTATAACACCTATATATGGTGTTAATTCTTTCACATAATCTTCTATACTTACTGATTCTCTAGCTTCGAATGGATCGGTGAATACAGAACTTGTGATATTAAAATCATATGTTTTTTTATAAGTTCCTTTTACCATTTCATTCCAAGTCTTCATAGACTTCAATTTCTCATAAGGGTATAGACCATTTTGAATATGTAGTAAAGGTCTTACTGGTCTTCCTTCATCAAAATAGAAAAAGATTTTTCTTTCACGAATATTAAATCCCATAGAAGAATAAGAAGGTAAACATCCAGTATATTTCATCAATTTACAAACTTTTAATAAATCAAATGGATCTGGCATCATATAATATCCTATGATTCCAGAATTGATGTATACTGGAACACCAATCATCATCATCTTAGGTGTTAAATCATTAATAGGAAGAACATTCATTTTTTGTATTAACCAATCAATAAAAGATTTTGGTTCCATAGAAAGACTAATCGCAGTAAAATTAGATAAATTCTTTGTAATACCAATAGAAGAACCGCCAGGGGTTTCAGAAGTGCAGAAGTATCCATATTGTGTTGTATGTAAACGACGAGGACCTGCTAAAGCAAGACCAGTATCAAAATCTAAATTTACACGGCGACAATGCGATAAGAAATCTAAATATGATAAACGAGATAATGGTTGTAACGCTCCTGTTGCATCTTTATGTCCTGTGGTCCATTTACCTTTGAATCCACGGTTAATTCCTTCTGTTATAAAATGTAATTCAAATAATGTAGATAAATTCCCTGGTAAAAATAAATTTAAAAAGTTTTCTCCACTATAATTTGCTTTATTATATTTATATTCTTTATCAAGAGAAAACTTCATTGCTCTCACCCATTTACTATAAATATTTTGGAATAACATTTTTATTAGGAAGCCACTTGTTAAACATCTTTGGTTTCTTATATCATCTTTATCTGTTTCCATATCAATATTTGCTTTCACACGTAAGATTTTACGAACACATTCTCCTAAGAAATATACTTTATTATTAGGTTTATTTTCACAATGAATAAATATGGAATTATATAAAATATCATATACGTGTGCTTCTGAAAAACCTTTCGTTAAGAGTTTAATATATTGAATCGCAGAATACTGATCCATAAAAGGATCTGCTTCTAATAAAGATTCGTGTAAATAAGGTTCTAAAAGTTTTGTTTCTACTGATGTTTCATCAGGTAAAATGAATCGCAAAATATCATTATCCGATTGAACACCAAACGCACGGAATAGAACAAATAAAGGAATTTCTTTACGAACCATTGGAATACTAAGAACAATAGTTCCATTCAATCGATTTACAGCAAAAGCAATTCGTTTTACTTGTCTTGTTACAGGATTAAGACATTGAATAGAAGCATATATTTCTGTATCAGGATCATTTTCTTGTTTTGAAATATACAATGTATTAAAAGCAGCTTCTTGACGGGTAATAAGAACTTTTTCAGAACCATCCACTACAAAATAACCTCCATAATCATAAGGACATTCACCAACCTCTTTTAAGAATAAATTTGGTTTATTATGCAATAAACAATATCTACTATGTAACATAATTGGAATTTTAAACAAAGAAACTTTTGATAAATGTGAGTATTTTTCATCTTTGGGATCTAGAGTTACAACTTTTTTAATTGGATTACCTCCAGAAGGATTTAATTGTGTAAATGTAATACGAACAACAATATCAACATCAACGCTAGATGAATAACTTAAATTACGTAGCCTCGCTTCATTTGGAAATAAAAGACGCACATCTTCTTCATTTTTTAAAGATACTGTGGGTGTTCCAATATAAAATCTATCTCCATCAATACCTCCAATAAATACTTCAATTTGATATGCGTAAATATCCTTTTTATTATGAGTTCCAATAGGTTCTTGTAGAATTAATATTGGATTCTCTGATTTAATAATAGCAGGAATATCATTTGAAATAAATTGATCAAAACTATTTATATGGTGATGCGTAAATGGATATGAAAATGTTTTGAAATATTTATCAATTATATACTCTGACATAATTCTTGAAGATGAACTATCCATATTAATAAACCTATTAATATTATAGGTTTGTTCTTATGTTACTTTTTTTACATTTCAAAATTTATTGTCTGGACGCTTCATAAGGTGTTTGTAATGGGTCGGGTGAGGCACCTAATTTCATCCCTCTATTACTATCAAAAAAGTCTTGTAGAGGTGTTGGGGGAGATTGTGATGGAATAATTCTCTGCGATAACAATTCATTCAAAGAACCACCAGATGTTACTTTATTAGAACCCATATCAGATGATATTGTTGGTGTAATATTTTGTTTTCCACAGTCAGAATCCATAGCAATATTGTTAATTTGATTATAGAATCCAAATCCAGAACTTATATATGGAAGAAAATTACCGTATGGACCATTTATACCGGGACCAGTTGTGTAATCTAATGGAGCCGCTCCCCCACTTTGTCCCCCACTTTGTTTATTTTTATTTCTTCTTGTTTTTCTAGATGATTTCTTTTTCATTTGTAAATATGCTTGTGCGGCTTTGGAATCAATAGATTTATGAAATACGGATTTCCAAACTTCTTGAAATTCAGCAACAGAATGAATATGATTTGATTTATGTTCAATAGTTTCAAATGCCTTTCTTAATTGAGGAACTGTCATAACTTTTGTAGATTTTGTATTTTTCTTCTTTGTACTATTCTTACTATTCGCCATCTATACTATAATTCTTTATTTTATAATAATTCTTTTATAATAATTCTTTATTTTATAATAATTCTTTTATAATAATTATTTTATAATTGTTTCTGTATTTCTTGTAATTTTGAAGCTGGGATATTCGTATATTTTGGCGATATTATTTTTTCATAAGATTTTATCAAAGCTTTTATATCAACATTAAAAATAAATTGTGATGTAGCAAATAATAATCCAAGAACCATAATACTTATCAATATAGGAGTAGCAAGAACTTTTAATTGATCTCTCCAAGTATTTAATTTATATTCATCTCCAAACATATTATAATGGGCTTGAATCATTATAAATAAATAAATAATTGCGAGGATAAATATAAATGTTGGTGAAACTCGGGGAATCACAAAAAAAACAAAAACTCCTGCCAATACAATTATTAGTAAAGTTGGTAAAAGTAGTTGCATCTATTCATATTTATCATATTTAATCTTATTAAATCTTTTCCATTAAATCAATCTGTGTCAAGAAATGCTTTCTACAACAAGGACGACGTAACTTTAAAGTATCCATAATTTTTTTTTCAGGTGTTACAGGGATTTCATTACCATCAAAATAATAACGCTCATGTGATGTTACTCCCTTTATCTTTTTTAATTCAGATTGATAAAACCTCCATTTGTCTGCTATCATATTTCCACATCCCATGCAACGAATTGGAATTATCATTTCTATATAATCATATTTAATAAATTTTAAACCAATTTTATTTCTTTTTTGCGTTCTAACTAATATTTTTGATTATATATTTCCTATAGAAATGACATCTGTATTATTCCCCCCTGGCAGTCAATATCAGAGTGGTAATCCTCTTGGACGTGAAGTTCGTATGTTAAAGACGGAAGTTGAGAATCTTAAAAAGGCTATTGCTGAACTGAAAGCAACTTTTGTTAATTCGGGTTCTGTTTCTTCTGGTGGTCCTGGAACTCCGGGTCCTCAGGGTCCGGCGGGTCCTCAGGGTCCTCAGGGTCCTCAGGGTCCTCAGGGTCCTCAGGGTCCTCAGGGTCTTCAGGGAGAGAAAGGAGATACAGGTCCAGCTGGTCCAGCAGGTCCACTCACCTATATTGCTATGCCTAACAGACCAGAACAAGTAAATTTATCATAAGTTCTTAAATGAACGTAAACTTTGTTCTGAAATTTGAATACCTTCATTTTTCTCCAAATCGTATACCATACGCTTTGGTGATACATTTTGATACTTTGTTAAATATGATTGTATAATACCTCTTTGTTCTTCAGACCATTTTGAAGCTTTTTGTTTTACTGTTTTTGTTATTACTTCACGTTCCAAACCTTCACTTGTTTGTTTTAAAGAACCAATTTCTATTTCACCATTATGATGCCTATTATGACACTTTTGACATACAACTATTAAATTTCTTACATGATCCTTGTTCAATCCACTTGGTAAAATATTATGCATTGCATCTTTTTGTTGTCCAATATGATGAACTTCTATTTCAGAAGATATAGAATTATTACATATTTCACATTTTTGAATTATACAATTTTTATTATACGATGATACTCTTACATCTTCTTCCAAAATTGTTTTGCGAATACTATGAGCAAGTGACAAAAAAGAAGAAGGAATATTCATTGCTTTTGCTACCTCTAAACCATAATAGGTATTACCAGGTCCCTTTTCTAACTTCCTATCATATATTAATTTATCGGTAATAGCATCATAATGAACTTTCAAATGCCATATATGAAGACTCTTAAGATTTTTAAGAATATCTAAATCATTTAATCCATGTAAATGTGTAGCAAAAATAAACGATGTTTTTATATTGTGTAACCAAACAATTCCAGACGCAACTAAAGCAGTTGCTGAAACCGATTCTGTGCCTGAACACAACTCATCTCCTAAAACCAAACTAAATTCATTTGCTTTATTTAAAATTTCTCTTAACTCTAACATTTCCACAGCAAATGATGATAATCCTGCCCAAATATTATCCTGATTTAAAATTCGTGTAAAAATAGATTTGAATGGTTTAATCACCATTTGTGTGCAAGGAACAAAGCAACCTACTTGCGCTAAAAGAACACTTATTCCAACTGCTTTCATTAACGATGATTTGCCAGAAGCATTCATTCCATACAATAACCATCCTTCAGAATTCAAAGAAACATTATGTGTAACATATTCAACTCTTGTATTTTGTGATTCAATTAATGGATGTCTTAAACCTTTTATATCAAACCCAGAAGATTCACTGTTCTCTTGAAAAACAGGTTTTACAAATCCTCGTTCTTTACAGACATTTGATATTGTAAATAAAATATCAATTTGAGAAATATAATTTTCTATAGATGTCCATAGATATCTATACATATCAAACATACTGTTACAAATTGGTATTAATTCTTCTTTTACAACTTGTGTTAACTTTGTTTGATAGACCAAACAAGTTGCTTGAATAGATTCTAAAATAGAAGAATGAATTGAAACAGAAGATTTTTTTACAGATAAAGAAACTTTCGAAACTTTATCAAAATGAACTGCTATTTTTTTTGTTGTTTCAATTGAAAAGTTGTTTTCAAATTTAATTGTCCCTGGTGGTAAACCTGCTTCTATTGTAATACTTGATAAGAATTCATCTGCTTTTCTATACTGATTTTTGATAAGTTGCTCAATCTCATATGTTTTTGGAGCAACTGTATTTTGTAAAAATGAAATGGATTCATTGGATAGTTGGGCTTTTTGAATATCAAAATTTTTATAGAAATAATCTTTGTATTTTAAAATCTTTTTCTCTAGAGAAATATCTTCTAAACCAGAACCTTTTAAGAATTCTAAAATATCTAAAACTCTTGTATAAGATTGATCAAGTGATAAAACATCTTGAGCATTTATTGTATAATTTGTAAATTTATGATGAATTCTTGGTAAATCAGAAATCTGTTTTAAACAATGTTCTACCCCTTTTTTATTCTCAATTGACGATACTATTTCTATACGATGAATTCTTTTCTTTAACTCTGTAACATCTGAGATAGGATTCAAAATTCTTTCTAACATATCTCTTTTCCCCATTGGTGTAAAAGTCTTTTTAAAATAAGAAAGAATAGATTCATTTGATGAAATCATATTGAGTTGATTCAAAACATTGTTCCCAAGAAAAACAGATGTTTCTGGATTCCAAATAGAATGTTCATATAATAAAGATGAATTGGATGGAAAATGTTCTGATAAAAATAATAATAATTGGACTAAAGAAATTTCTACATTCGAACCTTGAACAATATTTAAAAAATTATAAATAGAGAATAAAGATTTATTTTGAAATCCAGAATTCAAAATAGATTCTTTGATAAGTTCTTCACAAGCAGAATATTCTTTCATATGAATTAAAGTATTCTGTAAAGAAAGATTTTGTTTAAAAAATGTTTCATCTTTTTGAATACGTCCTTTAGAAACAATTAACAGTTCCTTTACTGGGTGAACTTGGAAAAAATGTAGAATAGTATCTAGTGTCCAAGAATCATACTTTCCTCCAATGACTCCTTCAATACTCTTACAATGCCCTGTTGAAATATCTGCCACTGTAATCGCATAATTAGGAGGAATAGTAAATGAATTCTCTTCTAAATATAAGACGCCAATATACAAAGCATCTGTTGTAATCGCTTCAATATGAGTTCCTGGTGATAAGACTTTCCAAACTTTTCGTTCTGTTACTTTTCCTGCCATATCTTTTACTTGATTTACTACAACAACAGTCCATCCTTCTCGAGTCAACACAGAAGCATACTTATGAAGTGATTGTTCTGGAACACCCGCAAACAAACCATTATTATCTTTAAAAGTTAGTTGAATATTTAAGAGTTGTGTAGCACGTTGCATTGAGGTTTCACCGACACCAGTATCTGGATTAATCCGGTCATACATTTCATAGAATTTACCTACTTCTAGAAAAATGCATGTATTTGAACCATATTTTTTTGAATGTTCTTTGTAAAGTTTTTGATACTCTTCTCGCATCTTGCTGTATTATTATAGAGCCTTATGCTTAAGCACCATAAAATCACTATAAATCTGCCGTATCATTGCTTCAGGAGCCTTTGAATCTACTTTAATAAGTTTGGCATCCGATAATAATTTTTTAATTTCATCCAATGATTTTTCTTCTGATTGTTTCTTAATTGTTTTTGCTTTATGAATTTTTTTATTTAAATGTTTTAAAGAAAACTTAATCTTCTTAGATACTTTGCGTGTTTTATTTTTTAAAGGTAGATTCATATTTACATGTTCTACAACTTTCGGAATTTTACTTACAGATAATGTAACTTTGTGTTCTTTTTTTGGTGCTTCTTTTAAAATAACACGTTTTTTAGCACCACCTGTTAGAATTGGTGAAGCATTAGAGGCAAGTCTAGGCAAAATACCTGTAACTTCATTCGTAGATGAAGATGATTGAGATGAAGAGGTTGTCTCAAGTTGCACGATTGTCCCAGCACTTGTAGAACCTCCACCAGAAATATTTTTACGACTTCTTCTTTTTTTGGATACTTCCATTCCACCTATATTGCCAGTTAACTTTATTTCTTTTAGATCTGACATTATCTATAATTAGTTTAAAGAATAATTTCATAGTAATACTAGGATTCAAACAAAAAGTTCATAAAATTAAAACAATCTTTTTGAGTAAAATCACTAATAAAAATGATTCCTTCTTACCGATCCGTTCTTAATAAATTTTACTCTCAGTCGGAGGGTCGCCACATTGTTTACCATCAAATTGAGTCTTTTAATCATTTTATGGATATTGATATTCCTGAAATTATTCAAAATGTAAACCCTATTATAGTGCGTGGTTCTCCAGAGGTTCCTCTTTCTGGTCCTCGTTCTGCTCTTGCATCTGCTACTGGTTTATCAACATCAGCAGCAAATGCTCTAATGGGCTTTAAACACGATAGTGCTAATGCTTTAGGAGGTCCTAAATATGAATATGAAATTCAAATGACATTTGAAAATTTGTCTTTTCGTAAACCAACAATCTTTGAAAACAATGGAGCAATTCTTCCTATGATGCCAAATGATGCTCGTCTTCGTAACTTAACGTATGCTTCTCCTCTATTTGTAGATGTTCGTGTGAAAACAACCTACATTGATAATACATCTTCTAAGGAGGGAGGGGAACGAACTGTTAGAGAAAGACTCTTTCCTAATATTCATATGGGTAAGATTCCTGTAATGGTTGGATCTAAATATTGTTTGCTTCACGATCAGAAGTATTTACACCCTAAGAATCTTGGAGAATGTGCAGAAGATTTTGGTGGATACTTCATCGTTTCAGGAGGTGAGCGAGTCATTATTAGTCAAGAACGAATGAGCGAGAATCGTCCATTTGTGTTTCGCAACAATAAATCCAATAACAAAGATATTGAAATTATTGAAGTAAAATCCATTGGTCCTGATAATGATCAAGTTCCTAAAAGTAACTCTGTTAAGATTGTATATCATCCTAAAAATTCTCAAATTCATTTATTGAAAGCAAATATTCCTCGTATTAAATCTGAAATTCCTCTGTTTATTCTATTCCGTGCTTTAGGAGTCTGTAATGATAAAGATATTCACGATTTAATTCTTGGAGAAGAAGGAGAAGAAACATATTCCAGTTTGTTTGATGAATCTGTTCAAGAAGCAAGTATGATTAAAACTCAAGAAGAAGCAATTATTTATTTATCAACTGAGATGAACGCTTCTATTTCCAAACATTCTAAGCAAAATACTATGAGAATTCAAGATTTAATAAAAAATGAACTATTTCCACACGTTGGTCTAAAAGAAACTGATAATTATAATAAGGCCTGTTATTTAGCACATATTACTCGCAAACTTCTTTGGGTTGCTTCTTCAAAGATTGGTATGGATGACCGTGACGCATATCCAAATAAAAGAGTTGATTTGCCAGGTTTTCTTCTTGCTTCTTTATTCAGAACATATTACAATAATAAAATGGTAAAAGATATTCGTTCTTCTTTATCAAAAGAGATTCATAATGGTTCTTGGAGAGCTTCTGGAAACTTTGAAGATATTGTAAATCTTTCCAATATCAATAAAATTATTAAATCTGTAATTATGGAAGTTGGTTTGAAAACATCTTTAGCAACTGGTAATTTTGGTTCTGCCAAAATCGGCGGTCCCACAAAGATTGGTGTTTCACAAGTGTTGAATCGTCTAAATTATGTATCAAGTATTTCCCATTTACGTCGTGTTTCTACACCAATTGAGAAGACTGGTAAATTAATCGCACC